CTCATTGCAATACGAAGAACAACGCATTGCAGGGCAACGGCAGCAGCAAGAGGAAGCGGCTAAACAGCAGCTTCTCGTTCAAGGCCGGGAATATCTAGCGTCGGCCTTTAGCGAATGGAAGGAACCGGAGGCGTTTACAGCTTCTGTAAGGAAACTGCGGGATTATGGCCAGACGGCTGGGTTCAGCGCAGAGGAATTGCAGAATGTTTACGATCCTCGATATGTGGTCATGCTTGAGAAAGCACGCCGCTATGACGCCCTGAAGTCTGACCGCCCCAAGCCTGTTCGTCAGGAAGGGCCAAAGCCACTTCGAGGCGGCGGAAACTCCAGCAATCCTGTGAAAGGCAACGACATGTCGCGAGTACAACAGCGTCTCAAAGCAACTGGCCACGTCAATGACGCGGCTGCTTATTTCAGTCTTCTCGACTCTCGGAGAAAATAAATGGCATCGGTATCCAAAGTTACAACCTACGACGGTCCCAACTCAATCAGGACCGACTTGAGCAACATCATATATGACATCTCGCCAACAGATACTCCATTTATGAGTAACATTGGCCGTGACACCTGCGAAAACACGTATTTCGAGTGGCAGACGGACGTGCTGACTGGCGCTGACACAGCCAATGCTGTGATCGAAGGCGCAGATGCTGGCAATGCCGAGTTCACCCCGACTGTCCGTGTTGCCAACTACACGCAGATCAGCCGCAAGGTTGTCTCCGTGTCGAACACCGATAACAAGGTGAACAACGCCGGTATGACCTCGCAGATGTCGTATCAGAAGGCCAAGTCGGCCAAGGAACTGAAGCGCGACATGGAAGCCATCCTCCTGAGCAATCAGGCTGGTGCTGCCGGTTCGACCTCGGTTGCTCGTAAGACTGCCGGTCTGCCGACATGGCTCATCACGAACTCGCAGGCAAATGCGGCCACTGTGTCAGCGATGTCTGGTTCTGGCGGCAACGGTTATCCCGGCACTGCTTGGACTGGCCTGTCCACGTCAACCGACGTTGCGTTCACCGAAACCATGCTCAAGACTGCTATCCAGCAGGTCTGGACGCAGGGTGGCGATCCGAAGGTGTTGATGGTCAACGCCTATAACAAGACGGTTGCTTCAGCGTTTGCCGGTCTTGCCCAGCAGCGCATGAACTACAACTCCGTCCAGCCGATGAAGATCATCGCCACGGCTGACATCTACCTCGGTGACTTCGGCGAAGTGTCGATTGTTCCGAACCGCTTCCAGCCGAACTTCTTCGCGTTCGTGCTTGACCCGGAGTATGCGTCCGTTTCGTACCTGCGTCCGTTCCAGACCTTCGACCTCGCCGTCACTGGCGATAGCACGAAGGCTGAAATGGTCGTGGAATACGGTCTGCGCATCAAGTCTGAGAAGGCACACGCCGTCGTGGCGAACATCATCTCTGCTTAGTAAAACTGGAGCCGGGGATACCCGGCTCCTTTACCATCTGAGGAAATGATGGCTGATTACGACATCACACACAATTCGTCTGAACTGATCTCTCACGACAGTACAACTGGTACGTCGCAGAAGATGCACCTGACGACAGACAACAAACTGATCCTTGAGACGGTTTACAATGTTGACGACATTGCCGCTGCGGCCAAGGCTGAACGCGACCTGATTAGCAAGACTGACAAGGCGCCAGACGGCATGGTCAAGGTCGCATCTTTGCCAATGGCGCTCTATCTTGATCTGCGGAAACGCGGTATTCTCGGTGATCGAGGCGCAATCACAAAGTGGCTTGCGACTGAGGAAGCCGCGCCATTTCGGACGCATTGGATGAAAAGCTGATGGCGACGATCACGAATTACGCGAACTTGCAGTCCACAATCGCAGACTACCTGAACCGTGCTGATCTGACTTCTCAGATACAGACGTTCATCCAGTTTGCCGAGGCTGACCTGAATACGCGGCTTCGTGATCGGCAAATGATCGTCAGGGCTGAGGCCACATCTGACGAGGAATATGTCCAGCTTCCGTCAGATTGGCTGGAGGCATTGAACCTACAGCTTGTCGGCGGCATGAGCCCGTTGCGGTATATCACCCTTGATGAGAGCGACATCGTAAACTCAACCCGCGCCCTGACATCACCAACCTTCTATTCTCTGATGAATGGCGCCATTGAGCTTGTCCCGCCACCGGCTTCTAATGTTGACATCGAGATGGTGTATTACGGCAAGATACCGTCTTTAACAGATGCCGCCCCGTCAAACTGGCTGCTGGTCAAGGCTCCCGACGTATACCTGTATGGCGCTCTGACCCATGCCGCACCGTTCCTGATGGACGATGCGCGGATGCAGACCTTTGGACAGATATACCTTGCTCGCGTACAATCGCTGCAAGATGAGTCCCAGAAATCCCTACACAGCGGGTCGCCGCTGATAGCACGCACCCGGAGGGTTTACTAATGGCTGGCCTTACGAACTTTGGCGAAGACCTTGTACTCGATTTCTTGTTCACGGCCACAACGGCAACCCGCCCGACTGCGTGGTATGTGTCTCTGTACACGGTCGCACCGACTGAAAGCACAGGTGGCACCGAAGTCACAGGCGGTTCTTATGCCCGTGTTTCCACGGCATTCACGGTTTCCGGTACTGCACCTACTGAGGCCAGCAACACGGCTGCGGTTGAGTTTGCCGAATGCACGGCTACATGGGGAACTGTGGTAGCCGCTGGCATCATGACCGCATCAACTGGCGGCAACCTGATTGCCTTTGCAAACCTGACGACCAGCAAAGCGATTGATACCGGCGACGTGTTGCGGTTCAACGCGGGCGCACTCGACATCACGCTTGACTAATGGCCTACATCGGTCGGGCTTATGGCGACTATGATTTTGGCGACGGAGCCTATGGCACGTCTGTCATCATCGATGTTGACCCTGCACCCGGTCGCGATTACGGCGGGGATGACTATGGCGTCTACAGCTACGGCGAAAGTCTAGCACTCAATGTTATAGCCGTAACGTCAGACGCTACTGCAACACCTACCAGACTTATCAGCGCGCAAGCTGAAGCAATGTCCACCACCAGCGGCGGCGCTGTTGCCACTGACACTGACCTTGTTTCCTGCGTCATGGCGATCACCTCCGACATGGTGGCTGGCGGGCAAAGGGTAAAGGCTGCGGCAGCGGTTGCAGTCTGCACGTCGAATATGCTGGCCAATGCAACCATTGACGCAGAGGCAGTTGCAGTCGGGGCCAGCACGTCAGACGGGACAGCATCGGCGTACATTTCGATCATTGTCGCGGGTGTCGGTGCATCCCAGAGCGACGCATTCTTTACCGCTGTACGCTACAGGTTTGCCGACGCAATCTCGGTATCTACGTCCGACGCAACTGCCGCTGGAACTGCAACTTATTCTGCTGTAGAGTTGATCCAGATAAACAGCGACATGATCGCATTCTCCGGGGCTATCCGTAAAGCCTCCATGATTGCGGCCCTGTCGTCGAACATGACGGCAAACGGGCGTTATCTTTGGGAGAAGGAAACTGTGGCTGCTGAAAGCTGGACTAGCCAAGTGGTTCCTTCTGAGACTTGGACAGTACAGGCAACATCGGCCCAGGCATGGGTTAATCAGTAGGAGCAGCCGTCATGGCCGATTCGTATACAACCAACCTTAACCTTACAAAGCCTGAAGTTGGCGCATCTCGTGACACATGGGGAACGAAAACAAATGCAGATTGGGATACCGTTGACGCACTGTTCAACGCGGCTGGAACGGGAACATCGGTCGGTATAAATGTTGGTGCGGGCAAGACGGCAGTTATCGCTGGAACCCTGACGCTCAATGGCACGGTTAACGGGTCAGCGGCTATCGCTGCGGCAAACGGCGGCACAGGTCTCACGGCTCCCGGAACAAATGGCAATGTGCTGACCAGCAACGGCACAGCGTGGGTATCGTCAACACCTGCGTCTGGGTTTAGCACGGCTGCTGACAACACATTCACCGGCATCCAGACGTTTACCGGCAGCACGTCAAAGATCGCAATGGTCCTGACGGATGTTGCAGAGGCTGCAACCGTATCCGCCACTGCGGCCACTGGCACGATTGCATACGATGTCACGACGCAGAGCGTCCTGTATTATACGTCGAATGCCTCGGCCAACTGGACGGTTAACTTCCGTGGCTCATCCGGCACGTCGCTGAACACGTTGATGACAACCGGGCAGATGATGACGCTGGCGTTCCTTGTGACCAATGGAGCCACGGCCTACTACAACAGCGCAGTGCAGGTTGACGGAACATCTGTCACGCCGAAGTGGCAGGGTGGCACGGCTCCGGCTGCTGGCAATGCGTCATCCATTGACGTGTACACGTACACCATTGTGAAGACGGGATCGGCAGCGTTCACCGTATTTGCTTCACAGACCAAGTTCGCCTGATAGGGGTTTATGATGACGACTGTTGTAACGCGAGGCGCTGCTTCCGCACAGGCACTTGGCTATGCCTCCAGTTCAGCATCCGTCAACTATGTTGAAGACGTGTTCTCGACGTACCTGTACACGGGCAACGGCTCCACGCAGACGATAACAACGGGTGTTGATACCGGAACGAAGGGTGGCCTCATTTGGGTCAAGAAGCGGAGCGCGACAGACGATCACGCCCTGTTTGATAGCGTCCGGGCTTCTGGGAGCATTCTATCAAGCAACCTGTCAGACGCCGCGACTGCGGGGGGAACTCGGCTGGCGCTAACTTCAACGGGCTTCGATCTTCAAGCTGGCGGAGGGAGCTACAACCAGAATGGTTTTACCTACGCCTCTTGGACCTTCCGCAAGCAGCCGAAATTTTTTGATGTTGTGACGTATACTGGCACGGGTGCGGCACAGAACATTGCACACAATCTTGGATCAGTCCCGGGGTGCGTAATTGTTAAAAGAACAGACTCAACAGGAGACTGGTGGATTTGGCACAGAAGCGCAACTAACACTTCGGGCGTGCCGGGGGAAGAAGGTTCTAACTACACTTTTCTTCAGTTTGATACCGACGCTTCTGCAAGGACTACTGTAGTTTGGAATGGGACAAACCCGACAAGTACGGTGTTTACTGTTGGCGGTTCAAGCACAGCAAGTGTCAGCGGAGCAACCTACGTCGCCTACCTCTTCGCCCACGACGCAGGAGGGTTCGGCCTGACCGGCACGGACAATGTGATTTCGTGTGGGAGCTTTACGAGAACATTTGGTACTGCAAATAGCGTCAACATTGGGTATGAACCTCAATGGGTGTTAATTAAATGCACAAGCCAAACTGACTCTTGGCAGCTTTACGACACGATGCGCGGGTTGAGCCAAACAGCAAGTTTAAAACTTGAGCCAAACTCAACAAATCCAGACTCTGATACGGCGGGGATGAAGCCGACCGCAACTGGATTTGATATTACTGCAACCGGAATTGGTGGCGGGACCTTCATCTACATCGCCATCCGCCGTGGCCCGATGAAGGTGCCAACTGATGCGACGAAGGTGTTTAGTCCGATTGCAAATAGCAATTCCACAGGCGCTACAAACACTACGGGATTTCCTGTGGATTTGCAGATGTGGGCCTTGCGGGGCGGCTACGGTGAGAACTTTACGGTTCACGACCGTTTGAGAGGTGTTAGTACTACCAGCACGCAAGTGTCTTCACCTGACCTTGTAACATCGTCAACAGCCGCTGAAAAAAGCACGGCGTTTGTAACGAGAAACTGGAATAACACTGGATTTGAAACCCCCAGCGGTCTTTCTGGAGCTAGTGTTGTTTATGAAAATTTCCGCCGCGCCCCCGGCTTCTTTGATGAGGTTTGCTATACGGGGACGGGTGCTGGTAGCAACGCTCAAACGCATAATCTGGGTGCAGTGCCAGAGCTGATTATTACCAAACTTAGGTCGGGTAGCGCGTTTGCCGGAGTTGGTGGGTGGGGTGTATATGCAGCCGCTTTGGGGGCAACTAACGTACTGGAATTAAATCTAACAACTGCGTCAGCAGCCGATAACTGGTTTAACGCCACGCCTACTGCAACAACATTCTACGTTTTTGGTAACGACCGCCATTCAAACATATCGGGCGGTGCGTTTGTCGCTTACCTTTTCGCCACCTGCCCCGGCGTATCCAAAGTCGGGTCATACACCGGCACCGGCACAACGCTCCAGATCAACTGCGGGTTCACGGCTGGCTCAAGGTTTGTGCTTATCAAGCGCACCGACAGCACGGGCGACTGGTACGTCTGGGACAGCGCACGCGGCATAGTTGCGGGTAACGATCCATTTTTGCTCTTGAACAGTACCGCAGCGGAAAACACCAGCACGGACTACGTTGACACCTATTCCGCAGGCTTTGAAATCAGCTCCACGGCTCCCGCTGCAATCAATGCTAACGGCGGCACATTTATCTTCTTGGCAATCGCGTAAGGAACACGGTCATGCAAGTACGGATCAGGACAACTGGCGCGGTAATGTTTGAGTCGGAGCTTCGCGCATGGCTCCAGCAAACTGGTGGCCCGTCATACGACACATTGACGCCAGAGGTCATGGAGGCCATTGGCGTTGATCCCGTTTTCGAAGGCCCGCAGGCATCCGGTGGCACGGTCTACCAGTACAGCCAGCGTGATGGCGTCGAGCAGATTGAGGGCAAGTGGTACACCAAGTACATCCTCGGACCAGTGTTCACCGACAGCACGGTTGATGGCGTCACCACAACTGCTGCCGAAGCCGAAGCCGCATACAAGGCCACCAAGGATGCAGAGCAATCTGCAAACGTCAGAACGTCACGCAATGACCTACTGACCAAATGCGACTGGACACAACTTGCAGACAGCACAGCAGACAAGGCAGTATGGGCGACCTACCGTCAGTCATTACGCGATGTTACAGCGCAGGACGGCTTCCCGTGGAACGTAACATGGCCGGAGGCACCGTGAAATGACTGGACCAGATGAAACACTGAAGCACGTCGCAGATGCCGCATCTATCATCACTGTCATAGGAACATTGACCAACGTGCTTCCACATGCAGCGGCGCTGTTCACAATCATCTGGACCAGTATACGGATTTACGAGACTGACACTGTGCAGCGGTGGTTGGGTAAGAAGTAGGGGTAAGGTAATGACATGGACCCTGCCACGATTGCACTTATATTCGGTGCTGCAAAGACCGCGTATAATGCAGTCCAGCAGGGGATCAAGTTTGGCAAAGACATCAACTCCATGTGTGGGGATGTCGCTAAACTATACGGGTCTGTCGCCAAACTAACGCAAGCCAGCAAGTCACCTCCGAAGCCCAAGCTGTTCAGCAAAGTCACAGCCGAGGAACTAGCTCTCGACACCGTGGTAAAACGGAAGCAGGCAGCAGACTGGGCGGAGAAGGTAAAGAACGATTTCGTCGCAATACACGGTGTAAGAGGGTGGGAGGAAGTTCTCAAAGAGGTCATCAGGGTGCGAAAGCAACAGAGGCAACTTGAAGAACTGAAGGCCCGCGAAGCCCAGCAGATGCGTGACGACCTGATCCAGTTGGGTCTGGTTGTGTTAGTAGCAGTAGCGATCATGGCTGGACTATTTACCCTAGCAGTTTGGATGGCGTGACATGGCAACCGCAGAAGAGAAACAGGCTAAAATATCCGAGGACATGGCTGCAAGTGCATCCAAGGGTGCTTTGGTTGAGAAGGTTGTATTTGCTGGTGTGCCGATCCTGTTCTCCTGCGTCGTTTACCTGATGAACAGCCTGTCATCTGCCAATTCGGAAATCATCCAGCTGAAGTCCAAAATATCTGTGGTTGTGAGTTCAGAGAACAAGGCCATCCCGCCACAGGGTACGACCATCGACATGGCTGTGATCCGCGAGCAACTCAACGACAAGATCGACCGGGTTGAGCGGGATGCAGCTTTGGCCCGTGCCGCCATGACGCTTGATCGCGAGAAGTCTATGGCTGCGATTGAGAAATCACGCCTTGAGATGACAGCAGATGCAGCGCAAGCAAGGTCGGCAATCCGATCAGATGCTGCTTTAGCCAGAGCTTATCTTGAGCAAAAGATTGCTCTGTTAGAACGCGAAATCCAAACCATTAAAACGGGGAAGTAAGCTATGAAAATGTCTGCCGCTGGTCTAATCATCCAAACTTCCCCACCTTTTTCCTTTATGGATTAAATACAAGATGGCTGCGGAAACGTCCAAAAGTTTAGATAGCTCGTTAGCGTTGGTGATCTGCGACCGCAACAACTTCCTAATGATGCGAACCTGTTCTGCTGTCAGCTTGTGGGATGGGTGCTTCTCCCCGCGAAGGTCAACAAGCCCAGTTGCCCATTCATGCTTTGTGTTGTCGGACAAAGACATCCATTCGAGGTTCTCTGGCGCGTTATTTAATTTGTTCCCATCTATGTGGTTGACAGTGGCTCCATCAAAATGTCCTTCAACAAAAGCAAGTGAGACTGCTCGATGGACAAGAACCTTTCTCCGAACTTTGTTAACCATAAACGCTATTGTTAAGTATCCATTTTGTGCCACATATGGGCTAACAATCTTTTCACGTAAGAAGCATTTTTGCGGTTTCCCGTTTTTAATAAAATTAGCAGAACGTGCTAACACTTTTACTCGGCCAAGATTAGAAACCTCAGCTATCTCCTCCCACCCTTTGATGGGTTTCCAAACTTCCTCAACCATTAGGTGTCTCCCATGAAAATGAGCCAATCCGGCAAAGATATGCTCGTTGATTTTGAAGGCGTAAGACTAAAGGCATATAAATGCCCGGCAGGCGTATGGACTATTGGTATAGGAGCAACAAACCCGCCCGTCAATGCGACAGATGAGATTACAAGAGAAGAAGCGTTCAAACGTCTGGACCATGATTTGGTTCAATATGAGGATGGCGTGAAGCGGCTGGTCAAAGTCGGCCTCACTCAAGGTCAATTTGATGCGCTCGTTGATTTTGCTTACAATGCTGGTGTTGGCGCTCTTGCTAAGTCCACACTGCTGAAAAAGGTCAACGCTGAGAAGTTCGACGAAGTTCCAGCCGAGTTCATGAAGTGGACCAAGGGCGGCGGCAAAGAGCTTCCCGGTCTGGTTCGTCGCAGGCGTGCAGAGGTAAAACTGTGGCGCGGTCTGGAAGAAGATGTCCCAGTATCTAAAACGCAGTCACGGTTCCAGCCCGATCAGCCCAAGGCATCCAAGTCTATTACCCAGTCAAAGGAAGCCAATGCGGCTGTGGCTGCTGGTGGTTTAGGTACGATTGCCGTCGTTCAGGAAGTCCTGCCTATCATCAAGGAAGGGGGTGATCTTCTAAACGGTCTGAGTGGGACAGTCTTAATCCTTGTCGTCATCATTGCAGCGGCTGGAGCCGTCTGGTACTTCCGCAAACAAAGGCTGGATGAGGAGGGCGCATGATAACCCTGCTGTTTAGCCCCCTCGGACGATACATGGTAATCGGCGGCGTCTTGCTGATGGTTCTCGGCGGCATTTATGTTAAGATACGCCACGACGCTGTTTCCGAGTATCAGGCTAAGGCCACCTTGGAAACATTGAAGAGGACACAAGATGCGATTGCTGCTGGTGATGCCGCTGCTATTAGTCCTGACCGGCTGCTCGACAATGATGGGCATCGGCGCGACTGATCCTGCCGCCTGCACAGTCTGGCGCGATGTGTCGTGGTCGTCCAAGGATACGCCTCAAACCATCACCGAGGTGAAGGTTAACAATGCGCGCCGTGAAGGCTTTTGTGGGAAATAATCATGGCCCTCGCACCAATTAGCATCCCGCCCGGCATCGTCAAAGCCGCAACCCCGTTGCAGGTGAAGAACCGTTACTGGGATGGCAATCTGGTGCGCTGGCGCGCTGGTAAACTGCTGCCAGTTGGCGGTTGGGAGCGTATTACTTCAACCCCTCTATCCAGCACCATCAGGGCGATCTTCCCGTGGGCAGGGTATGACGGCGGCATTTACGCTGCAATCGGCTGTGAGACCAAGCTGTTCGTGCTGCAAGGCTCAACATATACCGACATCACGCCAGCAGGGTTTACGGGGTCCAGTGCAGGCGTATTCGGTGCATTTGGAACCGGCGAATATGGCGACACTTATTACGGCCTAGACACTGACCCCACATATCCTCGTGACCCGACACAAAGTTTCCTGCCAACATTCTCATGGACAATCGACAACTGGGGTGGAGACATTCTGGCTGTGGCCTCATCAGATGGCCGTCTGCTGCACTGGAACCATGAAGAGGCAACGGCTGGAGAAGTCGGCAAGAATACCATCGTCACCATTGTTCGCACCAGCAATGTTGCAACCGTAACCACGGTTAACCATCACGGGTTTGCTGTTGGCCAGAGCGTCGTCATCGCCAGCAACACAGTTGGCAGCTTGAACGGCACATATACAATTACGACAACGCCGACGCTGACGACGTTCACTTATGCCAATTCTGGAACAAATACGACCGGCACAGGTGGCACTGCAAACGCCATAGCAGCCGATCAATGCCCGACGAATAACCGTGGTGTCATTGTTACGCCAGAGCGCCACGCTGTGCTGATTGGTGCAGGCGGCAACTTGCGCCGTGTGGCATGGTCGGATCAGGAAGACTATACAGAATGGGACTTCGCAGACCCGACGAACACGGCAGGCTATCTCGACCTCGATACCCAGAACAAGATCACCATGTGCGCCTCTGTGCGCGAGGGAACATTGATCTGGACTGAGGATGAAGTGTGGCTGATGAGATACATCGGCGCTCCGTTCATCTATCAGATTGAGCGCATCGGGTTTGGCTGCGGCCTGATTGCTGCGAAAGCATTTGCAACATTTGCTGGCCGGTGTGTCTGGATGGGCCGGGAGAGCTTCTTCCTGTATGACGGCGGCACAGTTCGCCCGATGCCCTGCACGGTTGGTTCATACGTGTTCGACGATGTTGACCCGCAAACAGGTGGCCTGTGGACGCACGGTTCCGAGAATAACATCTTCCCGGAAGCATGGTTCTGGTATCCGTCCGAAGGGTCCGCTGTTCCCAATAAATGTGTGTACTTTAACTACGCTGAAGAATGGTGGGGCATAACAGACACCATGACGCGCACAGCAGCCTGTGGTTCAGGTGTATTCCAGTTTCCTCTGGCGGCAGATGAAGAAAACGACATTTATCAACAGGAAAGTGGCTGGACTGCTGCCGGTGTACCGATCACAACAGCCCGGTTTGCTGAAACTGGCTCGATCAACGTGCAAAACG